GTCGCGAAGTTACCCGCGGTAGAGCCATAGGCAGGACCCATAAAAATTTTGTTAACAATAGGCTTTGGCTATGAATAAGCGTGCGGGCGTTCGCGGGAGGGTGACGCGCGGGAGGGCGCGTAGCTGGGCCTGTGGGCGCGCCTATGCGGCGCAAGCGTCTCAGGGTAGGGCGGGCGCTACGGCCGCTCGCCGGCGCTCCTGGCGCCCTTGGCAGGCTCTAACCGCGAGGCAAAAAAAGCGCGCCGGAGCGCGCAAAAGCGGGGGTAGGGCGGGGGATGGGTTAGGCTTAGTCGCTAAGCTCTGAGGTGTTCGCAGCATCTGCGATGAGGGCCGTTAGAAACGCGCCAGCGGCCTCGGGGTTCCGGAATCCTTCAGCCGCGAGCGCTTCATTGATTTTTTGCGCCGGCGCTTTCATTCCGAGTTCGCGTATAAGGTGAAGGATGCTGAGCGTTGCGCGAACGAGCAACACTACAATGATTCCGTCAAGTGCTCGCGCCATATCGGTGTCCCTTTCGATTGATGCGCCCCAGTGGGGGCGGGGTTAATGGGGCTCAGTCTGTGGCTATGTCAAGCGTTCAGCCATTCTTCATCCAACGTGCAAATGCCGTACACAAAGCGAATCCTCCCATCTTTGATGCGATGACACGTTGTCACGGTTCGCCCGTTCGCCCATACAAAAACCCTAGGGTCGTGCTGCAGATCGGATAGGATGGTGCCGCCGTTGTGGTGCTCGTAAAAGCCGGCGCACGTCCTGCCGCCGTTGAAAACAGAATCGATCATTTCTTGATCGTCTGCAGCGTACAGCCTGCCTTTGTACTCGAACATATCGTCTCCTTTTCGGTTGTCGCGGGTTGCGCCCCCGTAGGGGCCACGCACACAATGGATTCAAGCGGTGAGAGCAAGCCGAACCGGGCCGCTATCGTCGGCCCAGACACGGACCCAGCGGCGAGGGTCCGGCCGACTGGCCTTCCAGCTATTCACTCGGATCAGCTCTAGGCCTTCATAAACAGTGTTGCCCTGTTCGCGCGTGATCCTGTAGACCGCCTTACCTACGCGATTGCGCGTAAAGTAGTAGCTGCTCGAATATTGCTTCGCTTTGCCCTTCAGGGCGGCGCCAGATAACACGCCGGGCTCATGCCCGCACTCGACAACCTCGCGCACATAGTCTGTGATCCTTACGCCCTGCGCGCGGAGCGCCTGCTCGCTAATCTCTATTACTTTGGCCATGTCAGTACAGTTCCCCCGTCGTCGCTGACGTACAGCCAGCGATCGCCAGCCGCTCGGGCTGCCTCCGATTGTCGAATTCCTCGTTGTGCTCTTCAACCAGCGGTTGGAAAGGGTCTTCAAGAAGCCGGAAGATATCCGCGACGCGTTTCCGGAGCCGTTCTACGAGGTACTCGTGCTTGCGCTCATCAAGGCGCAAGCAGTCGCTCGGGTCATCATCCCAATGCCACGCGAGGCCAGCGCGCACCATGCCGCGCACCCATTGCTCTGCTTCCTCGGCCGTCTGCAGCGAGCCGACGGCGCACATCCAAAGGCGGCACTCACGGCACTCCACGTGCTTGTGGGCCCAGTCCGGAAGGTCACACCCACGCACGCAGGAGGGGCGATCCCCGGTGTTGTCGGTCTGCTGTTTCCACGCGCCGCAATAGGCCCTAAGGGACGAAGGCTCATATGGGGTCATGTGGTGAAATCGTCGCTTTTCCATGTTCAGTAATCCTCGGCAAGTTCGATATCTTCAATTTGGAGTTCATCGCCAGTGGGCTCCATGTCGCCCAGCGCGAGCGTTTCGTGGTCGTACCACTCGCCCGCCTCGGCGCTCTGTAGCGCCGCCTCGGCCGTTTCAGCGTCGACCAGAACGGTGGCTTGTTCGTCGACCAGCAGGGTGCGCCGGATGGTGACTCTAAAAGTGCGCATCAATCGTGCTCCCATTCAACGCCAGCGAAGTCCCGTTGCACTGCATCTAGCGCGGCGGCGACGTTGTCGAACTTGGCCCAGCGCGTGGCTATGTCGTAAGAGTCAGCGTCATGCAGATACAAGCCCATCAGAACTTCATCATCGTCCACTACTGGGTGCGAAAGGTCGTTATCAGTCACCATCAATACGACCTTGCGCCCATCGTCCAGCGCGTACAGAACCGATTCCCATGCAGTCATTCCGTTCCCCGTGCGCACCGTTCGGAGGATGGCCTCGCACCGACCATCGGACGGGCACTCGCCGGGATAGGTCGCAACATAGGCCCTTAGCGCGCCCTCGAACCTAGCGCACTGCATAACGTTTGTTGGGGTGTTCAAGAGGCCCTCTGCGACCTCTCGCAATGTGTCCTTCATGCCTGTTCCTCGAAAGGCCGCGTCGATCTGGTCTTCGGTAAAATCAGGCATTCGGGAATTCCTCAGCGAGGGCAGCGATCACGCCGTCCATTGCGATCGCTTGGCCCGAAGTGGTCCGGCCCCAGATCCACATGTCTCCCCACGGCTGCGCCACGATTTCGCCCCGTTCTTCTAAACGCTCAGCGAGCCATGACGACACAACCCAGTGCTCTAGAGCCTCGTGATATGGAATCTCTAGGTTCAGCTCCCAGCACGCTTCCCGCCAGCTATCCCAGAGCTCAAGCTCGGCGATGATCTCGCCCCGGATATCGTCCGCCCACGCGTCGGGGCCCTCGAACTCGTTTTCATCTTCGACAGCGACCGACAGGGCGATCGCCCAATCTTTGAGGGTGTGCGGGTCCTTCTCGTTTTCGAGGTGCTCGCGTAGCGCTTCCTCGGCGTCCTGCTCGCGGCCCATCAGCGATCCGACGTCGTCGTGATAATCGGAGATGATTGAGATGCGCAACGCCTCGGCGACCATATGGGTCGCGAGTGCGTGCACGTTGCGGTTGACGAATTTCTCGGCAATGCGGTGAGCGTTCTCATCCATTTCACATATTCCTATGCAGTTGATCCACGCACACAATGACAACCCAACTTGTCTTCGTCAATCTTGATTTACGCTTTTTTGCATTTCACCTCAGCCCGCCATTTTTTATGCTGGAATGGAATATCGAGGCTTATTTGTTGCAACCTAGCGGCATAAGGGGGCCTGAGGGGCCCTTGGGGGCCACCTGAGGGATAGGTAAAGGCTGGCTAGAGGCCAGCTAGAGGCCAGCTAGAGGCTAGGTAGAGGCTAGGTAGAGGCTAGGTAGAGGCTAGATAGAGGCTAGATAGAGGCTAGGTAGAGGCGGGGTAAAGGCATGAAAGTAGCGCGGCAATAAATACACTACCGCAGTCTGCCGGAGCGCACTTTCTGCACGTATCTGGCGTGCATAGCTTTGTTGAAGTTTCTTCTGGCAAAGCGATTTGCGATTCGGTAGTAAGGGAAATATACACGCGGATAGCTAGTGGAGTCCTCGTAACTGACTACTCGCTTCACGCTCCTGCGCTTGCCTTTCCCGGTCACTCGCATTAGACCCGGCTTCGCGCCTCGCATGACGAAATAATTTGGATTCGACTCGTCGGTAAATTTTCTCCACGAGCCTTTCGAAACGTTGTTGCCTCTGCGCGTCAAAAATGACTTCGGCAGATTGCTGCGAATCGGAACGCCGATGGCCTTGCCCTCAGGTCGACGCACAGTGTTTGGCAGAATCATGTGTCGCATGTATTCGGCCTGAATCGGGGCAATGAAGATAAACGTCGACAGGCTTTTTTTGCGGTAGCGCTTGTATCTGAAACCCCTTTTTGTGAATGGAGTTGCGCCGCCGTCGAATATCCGATTAGCGGCCCTTGGCAAGTGTTGACGAGCAAGCTTGCTCGCAACATCGTTCAACGCGAGACTGGTCGCGAACTCCAAATCGCCCTTACGGCGAATCATGTTTTTTCGGATTCTTGCTGCGCTTGCATGCGCCTTCGATCCGATGGGATTGGTGCCCTTCGGTCTGGGCTGATGCGAAGTCTTGAACAGGTGTTGTAGAAAGCTGACGCGCAACACCCGAGCAAACGCAACGGCCATTTTTAGCCTTCCGCAGAGGTGTAGTCGATCTCTACAGTAATCTCGCCGTAGGCAATCGGCTGATCCCCCTCGTCGGAAAAATTCGACACAAACGAAGTCACTCGCGTGTCAAGGGCATGACCGCCTCGCGTGATGTCAGCCGCCAATGCGGTCTCAATCTCTGATTGGATTGTGTCGAGTGTGGCGTCGTAGTTTACGTTGGCTTTGACATACGCCTCTACGGTCAGCGTCAGCAGATGGACAAGCGTTCGTGGAGGATTGGTTGTCGCGTATTCGGATTCATCCGTTGCAGTAAAAATGCAGATACCAGGCAGCTTGCCCTCCGCGATGGGATACACGCGTGAGCGAAACACATTCGAGCCGGTCGTAGTCAATCCCGTCAGCGCTGTGACCACGTTGTTTCTGATTGATGTACGAGTGCTCACTCCTCTTCTTCCGCGTATAGGTCAGGGTAGCGGCGACGGTGCTCTGCCTCAGCCTCTTCTGCCGAGTCGAATGTCTCCACTACCGCGTCTGTCGGGTGCGAGACCACTTGATCTTCGGCCAGCGCGAAGAGACCGCCGTTGATAATAAAGTTGCCCACTGTCCGCGTGATCACGCCGCGCCTCCGTCGCTGATAGTCCAGCCGTCATCGTTAATAAGGCTTGTGCGGGCTGTTTCTGCCGAGCCGCCGCCGGTGAACTCACTGCTCCCGAAGCTGACCGTCAGCCCGCTAGTGACTGTCTGTCCCGCCCACGAGATCAATACCGCGTCATAGCGCGCTGTTGTAATCGTCGAACTTGTCAGGAAATTGGAGAGGTCCGTTGCGGCGGTAATATCGAACAGGTCGCAGCGGATATCCGTTGCCGCAGTCCCCCGAAACATGCCGTTGAAATCTTGGACGTTCGACGTGTCAAAATCGCTCACGTCTATGGAAGATAAACTGTCGGTGAACTTAAACATATCCGACATGTTGAGTGCAGAGCTGGTGTCGAAGCTGCTCAAATCCACAGAAGCCAAGTCTGTGCATGACCGAAACATTCCGCTGAAAGAGAAAACTCCGCTCGTGTCAAAGCTGCTGAGATTTAGCGAGGTTAGCGCTGCGCATTCGGCGAACATCGTCGCCATCCCAGTCGCGCTGCTGGTGTCGAAGCCGCTGACGTCGAGGCTGGTGAGCAGCCGGCAGTCGTGAAAAGTCGAAAAGAAGCTGCCCACGTTAGCCGTGCTCATGCCAGACAGATTTAAGGATGTAAGCGCGTTGCAGTCGTGGAAAGTTGACTCCATCGAGGTGACATTGCTGGTGTCCATGCCCGACAAATTAATTGAAGTGGCGCGGTCGCAGAGTCTGAAGGTGCGAAAAAGCGTCGTGATTGCGGACGTATCGGTGTTCCCGGCGACGAAGCTCGTCATACGATTGCATTGTTCGAAACCTCGGTGCAATCCGTTTGAATCCCAGCCCATCACGCCGAGATTTTCGACGGTGATAAGCGCGGTTCTTGTGGTGCTTTGCCGCATGTTGATGCGCGGGAATGTGCCGCTGACGCGGATCGTGTAGGTGCCCGCAGTCGAATAAACGTGAGTGAGTGCGGCTTCGGATTCGGCGGCAACAGTCGAGATAGCCGACGTGCTGCCGTCGCCCCAGTCAACGGTGCAGTCATATGTAGGACCGCTTTTACCCCGTAAATTGAAAGAATCTCCGTCTGACGCGATGGAGACAGTCATTACGAGATCGGTCGTGCCTGCCGCCGGGCCAAGCACGCTGGACGGCATGTCGGACACGACTGATCGCGCTATGCTTCGGACCAGGCTCACGGGCACAACTCCTCAATCACAGCATTCTGCTCACGGACCTCGCGCACGGTCTGCTCCGAGTCCCCGCTAGCTGAAAAGCTTACCAGCCGCAGCGCCTGACAGGGCACTGCGTCAATCGCGGTTGCGGGGGTCGTCTCGCACGCTGCCAGCATCGTGACTGACAGCAGCACGAGCAGTCCGCGCCCGATTAATCGCATCCAAGGCATAGTTTGCGCCCTCAAGTGCCGCCCTGGCTTCCCCCGCCTCAATCAATTGACGATCTCGAGCAAAGCGCGTGAGACCATCAGCTATCGACAAGAGAGCCTTGATGAGCCCCAGCATCACGCGTCGGCGTTGCGATTTTTGCCGACATTGCCCGCGAGAAGATTCAACACCCAGAGCACCTTGGACAGCACTGCGTCGTCGGATTTCGTCGGCGTGAGCGCAGTGATCGCGGTTGCCGCAGTCACGAGACCCGTGATTGCGGTAAGCCAAGCGGGAGCGGATTCCAATACGAGAGCAATCTGTTCCATTTCATTCTCCAAGGCGACTGACAGCAGAAACGATCTTGAGCGTCGGCGATTCTAGCGACGCTATGTGATCAAACAAAACGCCCATCGCTGCGCGCGAGCGGGCGACAGAACAGGCGTTGTCCGTCGATTCCGGCGCCTGAATACGATAGCTCCAGCCGGGCGCAATACAGCCGGAAACGTCACGGGACCAATTCCCGGCGTGAATCAAAATATGTGTTCGACCCGGCACATCACACACCTCCCAGACATTTGGGTAGCGAGGGCTGGAGTACGCTCGCAACGGATATTCGCCCTCCGGGATGCACGATTCCCACGGCTCATTCGCCAGCCAAGGCCGCTCAATCGAAAAAATCGGTTTCCCTGCGATTAGGAATTTGCCGACGACCGAGCGTTGCCCGTAAAAAAATCGCTTCAAAGTCAGCATATTCTGCTCATTGATCAAATAGCCCAGAGAGCCACGCGCCGATCACGCCAACAAGCGTAGTGATTGCCGTCACGAGTCCTGCAGTAGCTTTCGACAGCGAAGACTCGCGCGTAGGCTCACCACCGACGACGCGATCTGCGTTAATTATGTCGAATATCGCTTCAATTTTTTTGGCTTGTCCAGCGAATTCTGATTCGATCCGGGTCACACGTTCCCTCAACGCAATCTCGTCTTCGGTATCGCGCGCATTTTCCTCAGCAATGCGGCGCTCAACCCACAACATGACGGCTGGGCTCACGTCGTCACCGCTCATGATCCATGCTCGCTTGTCGCTACGATGATCAAGATTGTACTTGTTTTTTACTCCTGAGAATCGCCAGAAGCTCAAGAGCTTCAGCCACATTGGTGACCACAGCGTAGCTTGAGGGATTGGCGTCGCGAGCTTGCTTTTCTCGATCAGTCAAAGCCTGCGCTGAAGGCGGCTTTCTCCCATCCTTGATCTCAACCCGCATCGTCACACCGGCGCAGTGCACCAAGATGTCATAGCCGCAAGGCCATGCGTGATGCAGCTCAACAATGGCCCCCGCCTTGCGCAGCGCCTCAACGATTTCTGGCTGATTTTCGTCGATGCGCGCAGCTCGTCTCACGATGACTACTCCGCAGCATGCCTGATGTATGCGTCGACGTGGGCGAGCAACGCCTGCTGGCGCCCGAATGATATTTCGAACTCTCGTGGCGATGAATGATAGCCGTGTTTGCCGCGATGATGCTCGTGGCAAAGCGGGATTGTGTGGGCATCGGTCGCACGTTGGCCTGTCCCGCTCCAAGGATGCCCACGCAAATGGTGAATTTCAGGCTCGACCCATCCCCTACCAAGTCTGGCGCAGACGATGCAGCCCATCTGGTGCAGGGCGTCAAATCGCTCGCGCCTTTGCGTCGGCGTCAAATGTCCCGCGCGACGGCGCTTACTCATTGAGGGCGACTCCGTTGGCGGGTTGCGCGGAAGTTAATTCAACAATCGCACGGCCTATCTGCTCCACCACCTGAGGCACAGCCGCGTTTCCTAGCGCTCTAAGTCTGTCCACCCGTCCGGGAATCCCATCAGCCACTCGACCCACTGCGGGTTCAGGGATCCACCTAGCCGGTGACGCGCTGCCGCACTCTTCTCGCCACGGCCTTTCGCTGCGCCCGCATCCGGCGTCGGATACATCACCGCTGCGTTCAGCGGCAGAGAGTTGCGGCGGTGCTGGCTCGGGCCGCCGTTGTTTGCCGCGTCCTGCGTCGTTGGAGTCGGCCAGAGTCTCGCCGCGTGCGTCAAACCCATGTTCGACGATCTGGCGTTCTCGTTCCGCCTGCGCACGCTGCCCGAGGCCGTGACGAATATCTCGCCCTTCCCCGCCGTTGCTCGCTCTGTAGCCGTTGGCGTGGGCCACATGCACGGAATCCCCGACGCTTGCGTTTCTGGGTCCGGCCAGAACTTCACAAACCGATCCAGACTCACGCTCTTGCCCGTCAACGGGTTCAGCTTCTCCGAAGATGTTGATCTGCGTTCGATACCATCCGAGGCCGTTGGCGTTGGCATCATGAGTCTGCGCACGCCTGCGTGCTTGAGCATCGACGGGGCGGTCTGGTTCGCTTTCGCGGTTGCGGTCGGCAAGAATCCAGACTCTGTCGCGTCGGTGACGGGCGTCGACGGCACAAGCCGGAACAACAAACGCCCCGCAGGCGTAGCCGCATGCTTCCAGGTCAGATAAACAAGCGTCGAGTTCCATGTTGATGAGCCCAACAACGTTCTCGCCAATAACGAAACGTGGCTCCACCTCGCGAATAACTCGAAGCATCTGCGGCCAGAGGTGACGGTCGTCGCTCTTGCCTCGTCGCTTCCCGGCCTGGCTGAACGGCTGACAGGGGAATCCGCCGCAAACAACGTCTGCTGTTCCTCTGTATTTCGTGCCGTCAAACGTAGTGATGTCGTCATAGATGGGCACTCCCGGCCAATGCTTCGCTAAGACCTTCCTACAAAACGGTTCGCGCTCGCAGAAGGCAATGGTCTCCATGCCCGCGCGCTCCAACCCAAGGGAGAATCCACCAATACCGGAAAACAGGTCTAGAACCCTCACGCCAATGCCACTCCCTTGCTCGAATATTCGCGCTGCACCGTGTCCAAGAACTCCTGCATCTGGCCGACGCGCATGATTGATGTCACGTCAATCAGGTCCATTGCTGACAACTTGTCCTCATACTGCATCGGCTTGATCAGCCGATCGTAAGTCGCGCAAAAGTCCTCGCTGTCTCGCCGCAGGATCGGCACGCCAATTGTGAGTTTGGTCAGCCGACGGGCCTCCTCAATCGACATGCCCAGCTCGGTGCCGATGATATGAAGCCATCGCCACATCAGCCGATTTTGCTCTGCGCTTCGATCATCTCCGGTATGCAATTCCATGCGCGCAGGCAAGGCGATAGCCTGCAAGTCTGTCAGCGCACAGCTTCTGTCGCGCTCAGTCCGCAACCGATATTGCATCAGAACGGGATTTCGTCATCGAAGCTGTCAATCACCGCTTGCGCTTGCTGCCGTCCTTCTGCCCGGACCTTCTCCTTGGCAGTAAACATAAGCTTCTGGTAGCGATTACCCTTTTTGTCCGTTTTTGTCCAGGCCGAAACCCAATATTCAACACCGGCGATTTGTGCTGAACCTCTAGCGTGCGGGTGTGTGTCGGATTCCCGCCTATCATTTCTGAACAAAACGCCCTGCATGCTGTCGTCGTATTTGCTCATCAGCCTCTCCTCTCAGCTTTTTAGCATGCTGCGAAGTGCAGCAATGTTTTTTCTGGCCGTGTCGGCGTCTGACGGCTGGTGTGCCAGCGCCTTCGCGGTGTCGAATGTTCGATGCGCGGCAGGTATGCGCGCGACAGCAAGAAACTGAGCAGGAGTCGGAGGGAACGAGCCTGTCCAGTCGTTCAGCATGTGCCTGAGCCCGCGCTTGACCTCTTCTCTTCGCAGCTCACCGACTATGGCTTGCCACATTCCATCGTCAGTCTCGCCATAGCGCGCCGTCCACGACGCGCCGAATATCCTCGTCATGTGGACCCATAGGTCCGCTGTTCGACGTGAACTTTCGCTCATACGCGCGTCTGACTCGATCTGCTGGTGTCTCATTTTTCTGCTCCCGGATGTCGTCTTCCCAACGACGCTGGTTGAGATACGTAGACGCGTGGGGAATGTATTTCCCGCCGTCGCGTTGCCAATCTGGGTCTATCGCTGGCCTGACTTGCAAATCGGACATCACCGCGGCCTTGTCCGATTCTGAGAGCTTCCCCCAATATTCGCTCGACTTCGATTTGCCCTTCCGGCTCCCCTTTGGATATGCCGACCAAAACGCTTCAAATTCATCCGAGTACCCGGCGCGCTTGCGCGCCTGTTGTTTCTGGTTCTGGTTCTGGTTCTGGTTCTGGTTCTGGTTCTGTCGAGCACCCTGTATAGCACTCTGTTCAACAGGTGCTGTAGCAGGTGCTGTAGCAGGTGCTAGAGCAGATGCTGTAGCACTCCGCGCCTTTCCTGCCGCAACTTTTTTGCTCCAAACGTCATGCGCGCGCTCTGCCTCCTCCATCGCGCGACGATTTGAAATGCCTTCGGGTGTGCGTTCTAGCTTGCCAGCCGCAAGAAGCTGATCGATCACATCCCGCCAGCCGTCGACATCACAAAACATCAAGCAAAGTTCAGCTTCGGGGCATGGCGCTGCCTTGTCCCAGATAAAACAGCAGATGTCGAAATAAACGGCTTTGTGGACGCGGCTCATGCGCGCCGTGCCAGCGATCCAGTCGGAGGGGAAAAATCGTACATAGCTGTGTCTACCGCTCATCGCAATCCTCATGAGTCGAGCACCGCCCGGCCTAGCGAGGGTAAGGACCGGTCAGCCGAGGCGGCTTTGAGAACCCACCGGGCGGCGCTCGCTCATGAAGACTGCCCGGTCCTGTTTTGCCCGCCGCTAGACGGGTGGCCGAAGCCAGAATCCAACGTAAATCGTCGCCGTCTCCAGGTCAAGCCGGATGTGAGCAAGTCGAAAGCGGCCCGCAGCCTCGACCCCACAGCTCAGGGGAGGGTGACCGGAGGTCGAGGTCTGCTGCGGGCCGGGACTCATTCGACGAGCGCGGCAAGCTTTTCCACTTCGATTTCTGGGAAAGCGCGCAGAAGTCTCCACGCAGACGCCTCCGGCACTCGGCTGTGCCACTGATACACCGCTTGGCGGGTCACTCCGATACGACGCGCTACGCTTGCAGGGCCGCCGAGCGAGTCCAGCAGCTCCTTAATTTCGATAGTCATCATTTGCGTGCTCCTCATTGACAAGCGCAGCATACACGTTTCTGCCGGGGGCGCAAGGGGGCTTGACAACAGCAAGAGAGCTTGTCATAATGGGTTTCCATAGACGGTTTGTTGAGGTTGACACATGGCATACGTTTACGACGACGCCGGCCAGACCCGATCGCACAAAGGCGGTTGGTGCGGCGTGCGAGCAGTCGCAATTGCCACTGGCATGCAGTGGAGCGATGTAGAGAAGCATTTGCGGCCGATTTGCAAGGCCGGGAAAACAGGCGGCGCGATCTCGCGCGGCATCTACAGGGAAGACCTGGACACCGCCCTTGCCGACCTTGGCTGGGTCTGGCGGGCGGCTCAGCACCCTGAAGGCCGCAAGGCGCGCCCCGCAGACCTGCCGGCGGGTCGACTTATCGCCCGGCAGTCAAAGCACTTCACCGCCGTCATAGATGGCGTTGTCCATGACACATGGGATTGCTCGCGCAAGATGGTTTACGGCTATTGGAGCAAACCCGCCCCCTAACCCGACCCGCCCCTACGCGGGCGCATCAAACTTAGAGGAAGACCGATATGAGCGACGTAGAAAACATCCGCGCAGGCAGCGCGGACTACTATATCTACTCACTGAACGCGGAAGTAGAGCAGATTCGGAAGATGCTACAAAGGCTGGAAGAAGTGGAAGTTTGGGAAGCGTACGCCGCTTCCTTGAATCGCGCGCAGGAAACGCGAGCTACAGACTTTGCCTCCCCACAAGAGCTGTCTTTTCAAGAGGTTCGTCACGCATCGAACCTCCTTGGTCGAGCGCAAACGCTCTTGGAAAAGGCCTCGCGGGGGATGCAAACCAAAACAGCAAGTAGCAAAGCCTAACCCTCCCGCCCCTTCGGGGGCGCACACGCGAGATCGGCAGACATGGACCCGATCACCGACAGAACAGTGATAGCCACACTCATGCGAGACACTACAGACCCGGAGCTAAAAATGTTCGTAAAAGATTCGCGCGGCCTCATGAGCCGCTCTCACCTCGATGCGCCGGAGGAAACTCCCGCAGAACGATTCGAATCGGCGGTCCAACATTTTCTGCCCTCAGCAGTTAATGACATCAAGTATTGGATTGAGCTGGGTCACGTCGCTGACTTGGAGACGACCTATTCGCGCCTTGATGGCGACGATGCGTCGACGCTGTGGCAAGTCATCAAGAGCGGAGAGGCGGGCCTTGCGATTTCAATTCTTGCGCGAGCCCGAGCGGAAGAACTTGCCGAGGAGGCAATGGAATGAAAACGACGGGCGATAAAGTGGTCCAGTCGATGCTCAGCGCTTGGCTTGCAGTGCATCCCGTCCGCCGTGCGTCTATTCGCTGGCGCTGCGAAGTGCGCGTCTACCAGAGCGGGATGAGGACAGTCATCGCGCACCAGCCGGGAGTGATGCATCACATGAGGGAGAGCGAGTGAACATTTTGCAGCGAATAAATGAAGTAATGAAACAAGTCACATACGTCCAAAAGGACGCATCGGTCGGCAATTATCGGGCCGTCTCGCACGATCAGGTGGTATCGGTCGCGCGTCAGCATCTCGTGGAAGCCGGGGTGGTGATATATCCCGAGCAGGTCTCGGGGGTGGTGATTGAAAATCGCGGGAAGCAGATTCTCTACAATGGCGACTACCGCATTAACTTCGTCAACATCGACGACCCGCAAGACCGGATTTCCGTGCCCGTCCAAGCCCACGCGCTTGACAACGGGGACAAGGCCCCAGGCAAGGCTGTGACCTATGCGACGAAAGCCGCGATTCTCAAGGTGTTGTGCCTTGAGACGGGCGAGAACGACGAGTCACGCGCGGAAATGCGGGAGCAGGCGCAACCTATCAGTGCCGAGCAAGCAGAGGAAATCAAGACGCTGCTTCGCGAGACCGAATCGGACGTTTCCCTTTTCCTGTCGGTTGTGTCTAGAGCCACGAAATCGGATGTCCGATCAGTGGATGACATGCCGCAGTCGGCATACGAGTTCGCTATCGGGGCGCTGCGGAAAAAGGCCGCGCAATGAAGGTCATTCGAGGAGTAGAGCAGGGATCAGCGGAATGGCTGGCCCTCCGCGCCGGACGAGTCACCGCGTCGAACTTCGGCAAGGTGCTCGCTGGCGGGCAGGGCAAGACTCGGCGGGCGTACATGTTGCAGCTGATCGCTGAGCGACTGACAGGCGAGCCGGGGGAGACGTACACCAACGCGGCAATGGAATGGGGGACGCAGACAGAGCCGCAGGCCAGAGCCGTCTACGAGCTTGTGACGGGGCAGCAAGTCGAACAGGTTACGATCACGCTCGAGGGTGACTACATCGCCGCATCTCCTGACGGCTTGGTCGGAGAGGGCGGCATCGAGATCAAGTGCCCAACTACGTCGACGCACCTCGAATACCTGCTGAGCGGCGAGCTGCCATCGCAATATCGGCCACAAGTGCACGGGTGCATGTGGGTTCACGGCGCGCCATGGTGGGATTTTGTGAGCTTCGATCCACGGCTACCCACAGCATCCCAGGCATTCATTGTGCGTGTGGAGCGGGACGAGGAATACATCGACAGCCTAGCAGGCAGCGTCCGAGCCTTTGTGGCAGAAATGCTAGAGCTTGAGCGCAGATTGAGGGGGCAGGAATGACTGAGCGCTGGAGACCGATTGAAGGCTACGAGGATTCCTACATCGTGAGCGATCACGGCCGCGTGCGGTCGCTGGACCGGAAAAACAAGAGGGGGTGGAGATTGAAGGGGAAGACTTTGAAGCTGAACCCTCAAACCAACGGGTATTTGCAGTGCTTGTTGTATCGCGATGGCGTTGGATGCAAAGTGCTTGTGCATAGGCTGGTGGCGTCGGCATTCCTGCCATTAGGTCGCGACGATCAGACTCAGATCAACCACATCGACGGCCGGAAGACGAACAACGTCCTAAGCAACCTAGAGTGGGTTTCCGCCAGAGAAAACGTGCAGCACGCATGTGGCGCAGGGCTGATCGCGCGCGGAGACGCGCATGGTATGTCTAAGCTCACGGCTGAGCAGGCGAAAGACGTCTATCGGCTTGCGTGGGAGGGAACGCTGACGCAGCGCGAGATCGGTGAAATGATGGGCGTCTCGCAGCCGACCGTCTCTTGTGTGAAGCAGGGCCGCGTCTGGTCCCACGTCACAGGGGCATCTGAAAAATGACCGACGTGCACTTCGATTTTGACCAGCGGTACACCCGCGCAGAACTCGACCTGCTTGCTAGAGCGCGTCGACACTTCGAGGGTCGCGAGGTGGTCTGCCCAAAGTGCCGTGCAGGTATTGGCATGCCATGCAGGGGGCATCGCGGTCAATTCCGGCAGGGAGGCGTAGACCCAGAGACAGTAGGTACCCACGCCGAGCGCGTTGCCCTGGCAATGTTGATGCTTTAGCCGACCTCTTCGGCCGTGATCACGCGGTTTGTAAATTGCGTCGTGATGCCGCCCGCGATCTGTCGAAATTCGAATTTGTAGACGTAGGTGCCAGCCGCGAGCGTCTC